ACAAGGCAGTATAATTTATGATGCAATTGCTCCAGCATGTTATGAATTAGCAGTTTGGTATGTTAAATTAAGGGAGATTATTGATAATACGTTTATTGAAACAGCTTATGGTGAATGGCTTGATGCAAGAGTTGTTGAGGCAGGTATTACTAGGTATCCAGCAACTTATGCTGTAAAGAAAGGAACGTTCTTAGATAACTTAGGTAATCCTGTCTCAGTATATATTGGTGCTAGGTTTAGTACAATGGGACAAGATACAATATTAAATTACAAAGTCGATTCTGTGTATATAGACCCAGATACAAATGAGATTGAATTGGGTTCATATAATTTAACATGTGAAACAGCAGGTGTGGTGGGAAATAGCTACTTTGGACAAATACAACCAATTGACTTTATTCCTAGCTTAGTAAATGCAACATTAACAACATTAGTTACACCAGCACAAGATGCTGAAGATGATGACAGTTTGAGAACAAGATTTTTGAGCTCAGTTGGTAAAAGCATCTTTGGTGGAAATATATCACAATATAAACAATGGGTAATTGAGGAGGAAGGTGTTGGAGCTGCTCAAATTTATCCTGTTTGGAATGGTGGCGGAACAGTCAAGATAAGCATTGTTGATAGTGAATACAATAAAGTGTCTGATGATTTTTTAAAGCAGGTTAAAGAGCATATGGACCCTGAGAATGCTGATATTAAAGATTCAGGACAAATGGGATTAGGTATTGTACCTATTGGACATAATTTAACAGTTGTTACTCCATCGGAAGTAGTTGTAAATATTGTTGCTGTAGTCACATTGCTGCCTGGTTATACAGTATCATTACTGCAGGCAAAATTGGAAGAAAAAATAGAAGAATATTTCTTGAAGTTAAGAGAGGAATGGGCTGTTAGTGACAATTGGAATAGATATGCAGTAACAGTATATGTGGCTAGAGTTAATTATGCTATTCTTTCTGTTGATGGTGTTAGTAGTGTATATGACACTACTTTAAATGGTGAAGCAAGAGATGTTGAGTTGGTTGAAACTGAGATAACTCAACAAATTCCTATCTTAGGGACGGTGACAATAAATGCAAGGTCGAGTAGTTAAGATGAAAAGATACTTTCCACGTTTTTATGATGGTTACGTGGAAATCGATGCAATTATTGATACCGAGGACAAAGCTTTTGAAGAAATAGGAGTAAATTTTAGGAGGGCAATTAATAATCAATTTATTAAGTTAGCTGATGAGACTGGCATTAGTGCTTATGAAGTATTGTTTGATGTGATTGCAGATCCATCGACTGAGACACTTGAGGAAAGACGAGATAGACTTTTAAATAGAGTCTCAGTAATCCCATATTATACGACTATATTTTTACGAAATAGGTTGGATTCATTAATTGGTGCTGGGTTGTATAATTTAATTATTGATTATGATAATTATACATTATATCTCGAATCAGCAGCAAAAAATCAATTATATTATAATGAAATTGCAGTGTTAATGTCAAATATTAAGCCATGTAATATAGTATTTATTAATATGCCTTTAGTGTCACAACAAATATTTGTGTCGGAACAAGTTAACGTATCAAAGTTAACATACAATTATGTTTTAGGCGGACAATGGAAATTAGGAGAAAAACCTTTTATCAGCTACGAAGACAAAGGAATTATAAAAGGGAGGTCTACAAATAGCATGTCATCATTAATGGAAGCTAAATATAGACAATTTACATTGTCTGAAATCACTAGTGTACTAATTAATAATACGATTAGGATTACAACATTTTTAACGAAAGAAGAAGTAAATGGGGAAGCAATTATTGAATATATTGTGCCTCAACAAGAGCAAAATATTGAAGTGACAAATATCAAATTGCTTGATAAAGATGGGTTAATATGCTTTGAGTCTCCTGTATATGTGCCTGTTTATGAAGATACAATTATGAAACATAATATAATCATTAAGGAAGGTGTAGCATCATGAGTGTCATAATGAGAATATTGAATTATATTGCTAAGACTGATTGGAAGCATAATGATGTTGTTGTTTGGGATGATGTTAATAGGTGGGAAACAGCAATCGATAATCACAATCAATTTTTGAATAGGTATTCTTGGCTGCCAAAAAAAGCAATTAAGAAATCATCTGTGCTTTTATTCCCGTTTGATTTAAGCACAATTCTTATTGCTCAAAATGCAGGAACAACAGGAACTAATGAGCCTAATTGGGAACAATATATACAAGAAGATGGTACTGTTAATGATATTGTTGATGGTGACATTATTTGGAAAGCAAAACAATTCGTAAGCTCTGATGACACAACTCCAATTGGTACTATTGAACAAAAGTTAGTATCTAAAGCTCCTCCTGGTTGGGTGATAATGCAAGGCGGCTTATACAATAGGGCTGAAATGCCACTATTATGGACATGGATACAGGAATATGGGTTGCTAGTATCAGAAGTTCAATGGCAAACTGAGAATACACAAAATGGTAGTTGTGCATATTATTCAACTGGCAATGGTAGTACTACTTTTAGGATACCGAATTTAAATTGTATTAGTTCTGGTGGGCCTCAAAATAAAGCAGGAGCTTATGTTCCTAAGAAGGAGATTAGCTTTGTAAGTAGTGCTAGCACTTTTAAATTTGGTAGTTATACGTCAACAGGTTCATCGGGAACTGCTGCAACTGATTTGATTGTGACTGCAATAAGCTATAGTAATACAACTATTAATGGCTATGTAAATGGTGTAAATGTAATGCATACCGCAGGACGTTCTAAATATGGTCAAGGTGCTACAAGCATTTCTTTCCCTGTCCCTAAAGGAGCAAGTTGGAGTGTTAGTGGCTCAGGGGATGTAAGGACTATGTCTACTAGTGTACAAGATGCTCCTGTTATAACAAATTCTGCAACATATCCAGATTATATTGTTATTCCTTATTATTTAAGATATGACAATTTATAAGAGGTGCAACAAATGCTAAAATTAAGAATAATGAATCAGGCTATTTCAAAGTATGAAACAAGTCGTATTGTTGCAGATAGTCAAGGTTATTTAAGATTTACAATTGAAACATCGGAAGATTGGAATGAATATGTAAAAGTTGCTCAATTTGAAAGAGATGGAGTCGTATATGATGTAGCAAATGTTAAGCCAGGAGTAGAATATATAGTTCCATGGCAAGCCTTAATTGGTGAAGGCGAAATGTTTGTGTCATTATATGGTGTATCAGGTTCATCAAATAGAGCAACGACAAATGATGTAAGAGTAGAAATCATAGAATCTGGCTTTCATCAAGGTGACCCAGCAACTGATCCACCTGATGATAAATGGAACCAATTTGTTCAACAAGTAAAAGATGACGCAGATAGGGCAGAAAGTGCAGCAAATACTGCAAGTACTTTATTGTCACAAACAACTGAGCAAGCTAATAGGGCAGTGAATGCTGCAGCAGAAGCTAAGCAATCTGAGACTGCAGCAGCTCAATCGGCAAAGGAAGCTAAGACATCAGAGAATAAAGCAGCAAATTATGCTGAGGCAGCAAAAACATATGCTAAAGTAGCAACTGATGCAGCAATTCAAGCACAAGCGTCACAAATTGCTGCTAAAGCATCAGAAACTAAAGCTGGTGAATATGCTGACCAAGCTGCAACATCAAGAAATAATGCATTGGAAAGTGAGCAAAATGCTCAATTATCGGCAGAGGACGCAGCAGTAAGTAAAGCAATATCAATTCAACAAGCTAATAGAGCGGAAGAGCAAGCTAATATTGCGGCAAACGCTAATGCTTCTGCTCAGGAAGCAGCAAGGATAGCGGAAAATGCTGCTGCTGGTTCTGCTGATATGAAAAATGAAATAGAAGCATTATATAAAGACTATAAACAATCACAAACATATATTGACTTTACTGATGGCTCAGATGAAGATGATGAATGGGAAGGAAGTACTGATGACAATGTTTGGAGATTAGAGGTTGATACAAATGGTCAGGCAGTATTTGATGTAATGGTACGAAATGATGATGGTGAGTTAAGACCAGCACAAGTAAATTATATGTTTAGTAAAGCTGAGCCAGCAAGATTGATTATAGAGTCTATTAAAAAGTTTAATGGGACAGTTATCTTGTTTAATTTCTCACCTAAAGATGAAGAAACAACATAGGAGGTTACTATGAGTTTAAGGGATATATCAGATATCACTCGTTTAGGCGT